TAAAAGAAATTATACAACAAGACGGACTTGCACAAAAAAACCGAAAACGTGAAATAGTACACAGGCGGATTTATTTGTTCAGGAAGCTACGCGAAGACGGACACACACTAAAAGGAATTGGAAGTTTATTTAATATGAACCACGCAACAATATTACACGGTTTAAAAACTTACCAAGATTTAAGCGATGTAAACGACAAGTTATTTTTACACGACATAGAATATTATAAATTGCTTTTGAATTTAGAACGTCCAGAACTTGACTTACGTAAAGAAATTAAAGAAGCAAAGAACTTAAAAGACTTACGTAAAATTCAGTTAAGAATAAAAAATAAATTTTATTAATCGTGTTTATGTCAAATTAATTATTAAATTTGCACCTGTACTCGTCTAACATTATAAGTACAAAAGGAATTCTTACCCTTGTTTATGAAGTTGAAGTTAGACGCAACGGATTGAGCAAGGGTATTTTATTTTAAAAAAATTAAGATTATGAAAGAAATTTGGAAGGATGTTGTAGGTTACGAAGGAAATTATAAAGTAAGTAATTTAGGTAGAATAAAATCTTTAAAATTTAATAAAGAAAGAATTTTAAAGCAACCAACTAATTGCTATGGGTATAATATTGTAAGTTTATGTTTAAAAGGTAAAAATTTACCTGTACCAATTCATAGTATTGTAGCAATAGCATTTTTAGGACATAAACCCTGCGGACATAACCTTGTGATTGACCATATAAATAACATTAAAACGGACAATAAAGTTGAAAACTTACAAATAGTAACACAAAGATTTAATGTTTATAAAACACAAGGTAAATATTCAAGTCAATACATAGGTGTTCATTGGGATAAACAAAATAAAAAATGGAGAGCAAAGATTAGAATAAATTATACACAAAAATATTTAGGTTTATTTATTGATGAATATCAAGCACATTTAGCATATCAAAACGCATTAAAAAATATTGAGTTATGAGCGGTTGGATTAAAATACACAGAAAGTTTTTAGATTGGGAATGGTTTAATAAGTCTGAAGCTGTACACTTGTTTTTGTATATGGTTATTAAAGCTAATCACAAGGACAATAAATGGCAAGGTAACGATGTAAAACGTGGGCAATTTATTTCGTCTTTAGGTAATATTTCCAGTGCTACAGGGATTACTATTCAGCAAATTAGAACCATTTTAAAAAAGTTAGAAAAAACGAATGAAATTGTAGTAAAATCAACAAGCCAATTTACTATTGTAACTATTTGTAAATATGAATGTTACCAAGATGAAAATGAAGACACTAACAAACCAATAACAAACAATCAACAAACGACTAACAAACAATCAACAACAAACAAGAATGAAAAGAAAGAAAAGAATGAAAAAGAAGTGATTTTAGATAGTTGGATTGAATACAGGAAGTCTGCAAAAAAGACTTTAACACAACAAAGCATAAAATCTATTTTAGTTAAAATGGAAAAATATACAAATGAACAATGTAAGTTTGTAATAAACAAATCAATCGAACAAGGTTGGCAAGGGTTGTTTTGGGACAACATACAAACAATACAAGAAGTTAACGAACCTAAAAAATGGAAAGCACCGTGGAGTTAAATGGATATAAAATTACAGAAGCCGGAGACGTAATTACCCAACTATTTAAGTATAGAGACAATTACAATAATAAAGGCAAATATTTAGGATTTAAAAGTTTACACGAACATTATTCTATGAGTTTAGGAAATTGTACGGATTGGACAGGTTTTCCTATGAGCGGTAAAACGCAAGTATTAATGGAATGTTTAATGAACACTTCTAAATTTTATGGTTGGAAGCATTTAGTTTACTTTCCGGATGTTGGTTCTAATGTAGAAATAATTGCAGATTTAATACATAAGAAAACAGGCAAGAGTTTTAACCCATTAGACCGGAACACGATTGAAGACAAAGAAATAACACAAGCTATTGATTGGGTTTTAGAACATTTTAAGGTATTAACTAAAAAAGATGTTAAGGCAAAACTTACACCAATTCAATTTTGGGATATGGCTGTTGAACTAAAAAAACACGATGAACTACACACAGCTTCAATTGATAGTTGGAAAGACTTAAACCACCCTTATAACGATTATGGCGGATATGCACAATATTTAGAATATGTTTTGCCCTACAGAAACCAAATAGCAGAAGACAACGATTTACATTTGCATACAATTATACACCCTAAACTAACTGAAAAAGAAAACGGAAAAAGAAACGCTCCTGTTCCTTACGATTTAAAAGGTGGTAGCGAATGGTTTAATAGTGGTAAATGTATGATAACAGTACACAGGCAAGACCCTACATTTAATTTGGCTGAATTACACTTTAATAAAATTAAACCACGTTCAAACGGAAATATTGGAATGATTGAAATTTGGTTTGATAAAGAAAAATTGTGTTACTTTGAACAATCAAATCCAGCGCCAAATGTATATGTTAAAACTTTTGCTTGTAAACAAACAATTTAAAAAATAAAAAAATGGAACTTGAATTATTAAGTAGTAGAATTAATCTTAACCACACTTGTTTAAAAATGCAAGTAAGCATTGAAGACATAAAAACGAAACATCCTAACCGAACAGATTTAATAAGTTCAATGGAACAAAGTTTACACGAAATAAAAAAAGCAATGTTAGTTTATCAAACTTTAGAAAAAGAATTTAGAGTAACAAGACAAATTAACTTTGACCTTCAGCGTATAAATTTAGAGCAGATGCAGGAAATACAAAATTTTAAAAGACAAATAGAGTTAAACAATATTGACTTGTGAAAACACGAACTAAAAAATGTTTTAATTGCAAAGAAGAATACACACCGTTCAGCACACTACAAAAGTTTTGTTTAAAAAACGAATGTATAAAAGCAATGGTTGAAGCGCAGAAATTAAAGGAGTGGAACAAGAAGAAAAAACGTATGATTGAAGACCTAAAAACGACAAGTGATTATCTTAAGATTGCACAACAAGTTTTTAATCGTTACATAAGACACCGAGACAACGGATTAAATTGCATTTCGTGTAACAAACCTTGTAAAAAAGAAAATGCAGGACACTACTATTCGCAAGGTGGACACAGTAACGTAAGGTTTGACGAAGACAACGTACACTTGCAATGCGAAGCTTGTAACACTTATTTAAGCGGTAACTTACTCAACTATCAGATAGGTATAGAAAAACGAATAGGAGCGCAAAGATTAATGGAACTTCAAGCAAAAGCACACGATGTTAAAAAATGGACAAAAGACGAATTAAAAGAATTAATAGAAATTTATAAAAATAAATTAAAAAAATAGTTGTTTATTAAATAAGTATTTGTATATTTGTATATAATTAAAAACAACAACTATGAAAAACTTAACAAAATCAATCGAAGAAAGAGCAATTAACTTAATGATTTTAGGCGTTGACGCAATCGAAGCAATTAAACAATCAATTATTGAAGAAAACAAATTAATTAATGAACTAATTGAACAAAGAACGGAACGAAGTCAAAAAGCAAAAGCAAGACTTTGTAAAAACACTTACGGTTTAATCCATTTAATTAATTAAAAATGATTAATATGTATTTTATGGAAGTAACTATTAAGCACGGTTTAAAATTTTCTTTTAGAATTGAAAGATTAAAAAGTTTTAAAGATATGGGGACTTGGACTAAAATTTATTTAGAAGATGCAAGTTTTGATATTGCTGAAAATTACCAAGATTTTTTAAACAGAATAAAACAATACAAATAATTAATAATTTAAAAACAAAAACTATGAAACATTTATTTAAAAGTTTAGCAGCGTTCCAACAAGAAGTTCCTGTTATTCACAAAGCAACACAAGGTTACGGTTACACTTACGCAGATTTACCTAAAATCTTTGAAGTAATTAACCCACTTCTAAAAAAACACGGTTTAGGATTTACACAACTAATTAACGGCACACAAATTGCAACTTGTTTATTTCACGTTGAAAGCGCAGAAAGTATCGAAAGTAAAATTGACATACCGCAGGGAGTAATTTTAAAAGGAATGAACGAGTTTCAAGTTTTAGGTAGTGCAATAACTTATTTGCGTAGATATGCTTTAAGTTCAATGCTTGGTTTAGTTACGGACAAAGACACAGACGCTTCTGGCGAACAAGTAAAACACGAACCAAAAAAGTCTACAATAGACAACGCACGTTTTCAAAAAGCTATTGACGCAATTAGCAAAGGAGAATATACAGTTGAAGAACTAACAACAAAGTTTAGTTTAACGGAAGCACAATTAAAAACGTTAGAAGTATGAAAATACGTTGTTCAGCATTGGGGCGGTTGATGACCGCTCCACGCACCAAGACCGAGACATTAAGCAAGACCGCAAAGAGTTACATCCAAGAACTTGTTTTAGAAGAAAAATACGGCATTAAAAAAGAATTTTCAAGTAGATACACGGATAAAGGTTTACAATGCGAAGACGAAGCAATAAGTTTGGTAAACGATGTTTTAGGATTAGGGTTTATATTTAAGAACGAAGAACATTTTAACAACGAATGGATAACAGGAACACCGGACGTAAACACGAATGAAATTCTTTTAGACATAAAATGCAGTTACGAAGCACACACGTTTCCGTTCTTTGAAGACGAAATACCTACAAAAGATTATTACTATCAATTACAGGGGTATATGTGGCTAACAGGAAAAGCCGAAGCACTACTTTGTTATTGTTTAGTAAACACACCTTTAGAAATAGTTGAAGACGAAATAAGACGTGAACATTGGAAGCAATTTAAAATTGACGAAGACGCAGAAATTAGAGAATACGTAGAAAAGAAACATAACTTTGACCATTTGCCAGGTGTAACAAAAGTTAAAGTCTTTAAAGTTGAACGCGATGAAACTGTAATTTGGGAAATACAAAAAAAAGTTGAAGAAGCAAGAATTTATTTTAACAGTTTAATTGAAGCAATATGAAAGCAATACTATTATTTATAGTAATTATTGGATTACTTTTACCTATTGCAATACTTTTATGGAAAATGTTAATTGATGAATTTAAAGGTAAATAATATGAAAGCAATACTTGAATTTAATTTGCCTGAAGACAAAGAAGATTTTGACTTTGCAAACAACGGAGTAAATTATTATTCAGCACTTACGGAGTTTGACAATTGGTTAAGAAGCGAGTATAAGTACAACGGTAACGAACCAATGTTTGAAGTAAGAAAAAAACTAAACGAATTTATTAACGAAAACAACGTGAAAATATGAAAGAAAAAACAATAGCAATTATTATTTGGATAGCAATTTATGGTTTTGCTGCCGTTGGTATTTACAATTTATTTAATTGGTTGATATGACACCACAAGAAAAAGCAAATGAGTTGCTTAAAAAATACTCTTGTTATTTTCACGGAGTAGATGAAAATGTTGTTTATGATGTAGTTATTCATAATGACGCCAAACAATGTGCATTAATAGCAGTTGATGAGATTATTAAAGTTTGTCCATATATAAGGCAAAAAGATTGGGAAACCTTAGAACAATTAAACGCTGCAAATATTTACTTTGTAGAATATTGGAACGAAGTTAAACAAGAAATAGAAAAATTATGAACATACAAATACAAGACAAAAACGTTTTAAGCGTAATGGCTAAATTCAAGGAACGTTCAGAAGCTGGAATAAAGAAATACAAGACAACGTTAGAACGAACGGATTTAACAACGTTAGAATGGCTTACACATCTACAGGAAGAAATGATGGATGCTGTTTTATACGTTGAGCGATTAAAACACGAATACAAACAATTTAAATAAATAAAAATGGAAACAAGAAACAACACAGGTGCAATTTTTAAGAACGACAACAAAAAATCGGAAAATCATCCTGACTACAAAGGCAAAGTAAACGTAAATGGTAAGGATATGGAAGTAGCTTTATGGTTGAAGACTTCAGCAAAAGGAGTTAAGTTTATGTCGGCTTCATTCAGCGAACCATTTGTAAAAGGTGAGCCACAAATTAACGGAACTTTAAAACAACCAAGTTATGTTAATTTAGATGTAAACGACGATTTACCATTTTGATATGTACATACAAGACGAGCA